CGCATTGGATAGACATGCGGGAACTGGCGAAATAGAATTTAAAGTACAAGAAAAATCCACCTCTATTACCAAAAACGGAACATTCAATATGTATCCTGATGTAGAGTATAACGGAATATATAAAGCTACTATTGTCGTCGATGTGCCGCTTAAAGTCGCATCTGACGAAGAAGGCAACTACTACAAAGTAAATGCTAATGGCGAATTAGAGCCAATAGAAGTACATAATGCCGAGGAGGTTAGCGTCTAATGTCTACGATTTACCTTATACAGCGCTCAACTCTTGTTTCTATCGCCGATGCTATTCGTCAAGTATACGGTATAACGGAGAACATTCCAGTATCCTCTTTGGCGAATACTTTAATTGACGGGACAGTAACGGGAAGTGCCGAGGAAGCAACGCACGAGTTTTACGCAATAAAGCACCAAACATTGGTCGACATTGCTAATGCGTATAGGGTTAAATCAAAAACTAACGCTAATGTCTCGGTATTAGACCTGTCAGATAAGATACTGGAGCTCGCGAAAGTAGAACTTAGAAAACTAGACACGCCTAGTATTTATCTTGAAACTGACGAAGAAGTTCAACCGAATTCTAGTGCTATTCTAGGTAGAGCTATACTTGGCCGTGCGGTTCTGGGTAACAGCGAAATATCCGGGCTTGAAAAATTAGATACACCGGTAATTTACCTTGAACATATATATGATGAAACTCCGGGCGAACCTGAAGTTCTGAAATTAGATACTCCTGAAATCTATCTCGAAACTATATCTAACGAAGAACCAGATGAACCTGAAGTTCTGAAATTGGAAACTCCGGTAATTTACCTTGAAACCATAGAGGAAGAAATTCCTGATGAACCAGATGAACCTGAAGTTCTGAAATTGGAAACACCGGTAATTTACCTTGAAACCATAGAGGAGGAAATTCCCGATGAACCTGACGAACCTGATGAACCCGATGAACCAATAGTAACTAAATTAGATACTCCTGAAATCTACCTCGAAACCATAGAGGAAGAAATTCCTGATGAACCGGATGAACCAATAGTAACTAAATTAGATACTCCGGTTATTTATCTCGAAACCACAGAAGACACGTTACCGAAATTAGAAGCACCTGTAATATATCTTGAAGAACTTGAAGGTAGCGAAATATTAACATATACAGTAACGATTGATACTCAAGTGCCTGGCGCTGCACAACTTTATACGGGCGCGTTATTGGCGCAGTTTAACACTGATAGAGAGGTCGAATCGTTCGAACCCATAGGCGACAACATCGATAATTTTTCGTATTCTAAAACCTCTTCAGGAATATATCAAGTTTCTGGCACGGTATATGGGTCATATGTTGGCGAGACAGTAACTATTGAAATTAAAGTAACTTATAAATAAAGGAGATAAAAATCAAAATGGCAAAAACATATATAAAAGGAAATCCGGTATCCAATGCGACTCAGTATAGTCTCAATGAAAAAGCATCGGATGGTACTTATTCAGAACTCACAACTTCAAGTGAAATAAATTTTGAAGTGTCGGCATTAAATCTAGAAGCAGGTTCACACACTTTAGTTGTTAAAGCAAAAGCAGATGGTTATGAAGATAGCGATTATTCAAATGAGGTTGTTTATATAGTAGAAGAAGGCGAAGCCGAATGGGAAGTATACTCGCCCGACGGATTGGCCACTGTAACAGAAGAAAACGGTGTTCCTACTGTTACAGCGACTAATAATAAAGCTGTCGTATTTATGAAGAATACTAACCAAAACTTTAGTTTTGTTTCACCCGCGGCATCTGCTAGCGACGGTGGACGTATGGTTATCATCGGCAGATACGATAGCAACATACTTGCGTTTCGTCCTCGTGGTGCTGATATTGGCACCAACTTACAACGTTATGACTATACAACGTTTGGCGGCGGAGTATTAACGACTGATGCTGCCGCTACAAGCACATTCGCGCAAGGAGATACTCTAAGTGTGACATGGAGTGGAAATACCGCAACTTTATCGGTCAACGGCGTTACTCAATCATCTTTTGACTGCAGCACGTATGTTGCGAACGAAACTTGGAAAAAATGCGCAGGCTTTATGTATACGAATTTTACAAGCTCAACTGTAACATTAGCTGATTTCACATTATTATAAGGTGGTAGTATATGGCTTATAAACGTCAGACATTTGTAGATAAAACAGAAACTACTGAGGGAACAGTGTTAAAAGCTGAGCATTTCAATCACATTGAAGACTGGATTGTTGCTGACGAATACAACAAATATAGTCATTTTTCAATAGACGATTTTTATTTAGCTTTTGAAGATTTAACAAACAATAAACCAGCGTCGATTTTTGACAATTCAATGTTTGCTTGGCTAAAGAAATTTCATGAAGATACTGGCGTAACTATTAGCTGTTATTGCTTCTATCAGAACGCATCGAGCAATCCAACTTTCACTCTTGATATGGTTCCTACTACTTGGCGTTCAGAATTTAAAGCGAATAGTAGCTGGTTAAAATTTGGTTTTCACGCATTGTATAGTGGTATTAATTACGCCTCTGCAACTGCCGAAACTGCGACTGAAGCTTACTCGAAAACTATCAACGCATTAATTAATATTACCGGTTCGTCTGAATGTATTGATAGAATACCGCGTTTACACAACTTTGCAGGTTCGTTAGAAGCTTGTAAGGCGATGAGAGATGCGCCTTGCGGCTGTCGTGGGTTTTTAGCAGCAATTAATGCATCAGATGGTGGAATTAGACAGTCATATTATTTAGAAGAAGAATTTAATACTTATATTAATAAACACGATTATCTATTTGACCCATCAACTCAATTACATTTTGTGAGAACACAAGAAGGTAGCAACTTATATAATACAGGTTCATATAATACTGATATTGAGTACGCTAATGTTAACAAATTCGTAGAATTTTTCACTCATGAAAATCAATTAACTGATGGTATTAAATCAGCATTTGTTGCATCATATAATAGATTAAAAGCAACTCATAAACCTGTGTTTTGGCAGGACATTTTCTGCTAATATAATCACACTATTAATCAAGGAGGAAATTCAAAATGGATGATAAAGAACTTCTCCATTATGGCGTTCCCGGCATGCGATGGGGTCACAGAAAGAAGCAGCAGTATGAGCTCAACCAGAAACGTGCCCAAGCTAAAGCCGATAACGATGACGACGAAGAACATGCTGATTATAAGAAGACGTTAGAACGCAAAAGCCTTAAAGCCATGAGCACTAAGGAAATTAACGACGTGACGTCTCGTATAGAAGCGGAAGAAAGATACAGAAAAGCTACTATGTCTAATAAAGAAAAAGTAGCTGAATGGTTTAAAGGTCTAATGATCGACACCGGTAAGAACTCCGCTAAAAGATTCGTGGATCACTATGCCAATGCTGGCGTAGATGCTCTTACTGACGTAATCGATGAAAAGACTCCCTTTGGTAATTTATTTGGACTTAGGGAAAAGGCCGAGCAGAAGCGTAAGGCAAAGGATCTGACATTAGATAAGACAAGGAAAGCGCACGATGCGATTTTCGGTAAGAAAGAAAAGAAGGCTGAGGAAGAGGCTGAGGAAGAACCGAAGAAATCTGACGAAAAGCCGAAAGAAGAGCCTAAGAAATCTGACGAAAAGCCGAAAGAAGAGCCTAAGAAATCCGAAGAGAAACCTAAGAAGGAAGAACCGAAGAAATCTGACGAAAAGCCGAAAGAAGAACCTAAGAAAGAAACCAAGTCTGAAGCATCTTACGAATATAAGACCGAATCTAGCGAGTACTCGATGGAAGACCCTTATAATCACGTTAAAGATAGCTCCGATCGCGGAAGTAGCTGGCTCAACACTCGATACGTCGGAAACAGCGTAAAATTAGCTAAAAAAGAAACCGAAAAGAAAAAGAAAAAGAAATAAACGGTGATAACATATGGCATTGTCGAATACAGCTACCCCTAAGTATTACGGCATGTTTCGAGATGCCGTACTTAGAGGAGAAATACCAGTTAACCGTGAAATCTCTATGGAGATGAACCGAATAGATGCACTCATTAAAAACCCAGGTGTTTGGTACGACGACCAAGCTATCGATGGGTTTATTTCGTATTGTGAAAACGAATTAACATTAACCAATGGTGACGATCTTCACTTATTAGATTCGTTTAAACTTTGGGCAGAGCAGATATTCGGTTGGTATTACTTTGTTGACAGAAGTGTATACGTCCCTGGCAAAGATGGACATGGTGGTCGCTATGTCAAGAAAACCATAAAGAAGCGTCTAATCAATAGACAATATTTAATAGTAGGACGTGGCGCTGCCAAATCGATGTACGCGTCATGCATACATAGCTACTTCCTTAATATTGACACATCGACTACTCAACAGTCAACTACTGCACCCACAACTAGACAGGCAGAAGAAGTATTAGGACCGATAAAAACATCAATAACTAGGGCTAGAGGACCTTTATTTAAGTTCTTAACCGAGGGATCATTACAAAATACCACCGGTTCAAAAGCTGACCGTTTGAAGTTAGCAAGTACTAAAAAAGGTATCCAGAATTTCCTGACAAATTCTTTGTTGGAAATCGTCCCGATGACTATTGATAAATACCAAGGTCGTAAAGATAAAGTTGTATCAGTGGACGAATGGTTGTCTGGTGACATCTCCGAAGATGTCGTCGGTGCAGCAAAACAAGGCGCTTCTAAGAACGAGGAGTTCCTCATCTTAGCTATTAGCTCAGAAGGTACTGTACGTAATGGACCTGGCGATTCAATCAAAATGGAGTTAGCTAGCATTCTTAAAGGTGACTATCCTGATATCCATACTTCAATCTTTTGGTACAAACTCGATTCAATCGACGAAGTAGCTGACCCCAGAATGTGGGTTAAAGCAAATCCTAATTTAGGAAAGACCGTTAGTTACGAAACGTACCAAGATGAAGTAGAAAGAATGGAAAATAACCCTGCTGTTAGGAATGATACGTTAGCTAAACGTTTCGGTATACCCGCAGAAGGTTATACGTACTACTTCACTTATGAAGAAACGTTGCCTCATAGAAAAAGAGAATTCTGGCAAATGCCATGCGCGTTGGGCGCGGACTTATCGCAAGGTGACGACTTCTGTGCATTTACGTTCTTATTCCCGTTGGGAAATGGAGCATTCGGCGTAAAGACCAGAAACTATATAACAACCAGAACTATGATGAAACTCCCCGGAGCAATGCGCTTGAAATACGAAGAGTTTATAAAAGAAGGTAGTTTGATAGTTTTAGAAGGTACTATTTTAGACCCAATGGAAGTATTCGACGATTTAGATGCGTTTATAATTAATAGTCAATACGACGTTCGTTGCTTCGGATATGACCCGTATAATGCCAAAGATTTCGTCGACCGTTGGGTAACTGAGAATGGTACTTATGGAGTTGAAAAAGTCATTCAAGGTTCTAGAACAGAATCAGTTCCTTTAGGGGAACTTAAGAAATTAGCAGAAGATAGAATGCTGTTCTTCGACGAAGCACTAATGACTTTTACTATGGGTAACTGTATCACGATAGAAGATACCAACGGAAACCGTAAATTATACAAGAAGCGCTATGACCAGAAAATCGACGCTGTTGCAGCAATGATGGACGCGTATATCGCTTATAAGCTTAACAAAGATGCTTTTGAATAAAAGGAGAACACCAAATGGGATTACTAGACAGAATTAAACATGGATGGAATGCCTTTGTAAATAACAGAGATCCCACTATGTACTATAATACCATGGACCTCGGTCAAAGTTACTTCACGCGACCTGACAGAGTCCGACTTAGCGGTGGTAACGAAAAGACTGTTGTAACCGCTATTACAAACCGTATCGCTCTAGATGTCGCAGATGTGGATATTCGCCATGTTGTATTGGACGAAGAAGGTAGATTTAATGACTACTATAAGAGCGGATTAGATTACTGTTTGAACACTGAAGCTAACATAGACCAAACGCATAAAGACTTCATACAAGATATTGTTATGTCAATGATTGATGAAGGTGTCGTTGCGGTGGTCCCTGTGGATACTGACGTTGATCCCACTAAAACCGGATCGTATGATATTAAGACTATGCGAACCGGCAAAATTATTCAATGGTATCCTCGTCACGTAAAAATAAAACTTTATAATGATCGCACGGGTAAGCATGAAGATGTCACACTCCCTAAAGAGAGCGTAGCTATCATCCAGAACCCGTTCTATGCGGTCATGAACGAACCGAACTCAACTATGAAACGACTTGTTAAGAAATTAACATTGTTGGACGCAATAGATGAGCAAAGCGGTTCGGGTAAATTGGATTTAATCATCCAGTTACCATACATTGTTAAATCAGAGGCAAGACGTGAACAAGCCGAAAAAAGGCGTAAAGATATAGAAGTGCAATTGTCCGGTTCTAAGTATGGTATTGCTTATACCGACGGTACTGAGCGTATCACTCAATTGAACCGACCTGTAGAGAACAATCTATTGAAGCAGATTGAATACCTAACGAGCATGCTATACAGCCAGTTATCGTTTCATCAGTCGATATTAGATGGTACCGCAGACGAAAAAACAATGCTTAACTATACTAACCGCACCGTAAAAGTTATGGTAATGGCTATTGTTAACGAATTCAAAAGAAAATTTTTAACCAAAACTGCTCGGTCACAGAACCAGTCGATTTCCTACTTCAGAGATCCCTTTGCTCTTATGCCTGCTTCTGAACTTGCTAAAACTGCAGACACGTTAACTAGAAATGAGATCTTAACTAAGAATGAGATTAGGCAAATCATGGGTAGAAAGCCTTCAACCGATCCCAAGGCGGACAAACTTATCAA